AAGTGTGAAAATGTTGGAATTAATTACATTGAACAAGAAGAAAGTTATACATCTGGAACAAGTTTCTTAGATGAAGAAAATCCAATTAAAGAGAATTATAATAAGAATAGACGTATTCAAAGAGGCTTATTCAAAAGTAATTCTGGATTGTTAATTAATAGTGATGTAAATGGATCGTTTCAAATTATGAAGAAAGCATTCCCAAATGCGATTAGTCGATATGGGATAGAGGGTGTTCTAACCCCTATAGTTATAAATGTGGCGTAAGTTACATGATTTACTATGAATGTATTTTTTAATACGATAGAATTGGCATTTCAAAGGAGAAAATATGTTAATAAGAAGTCAGGATAGAACAAAATTGGTAGATATTGCAGGAAAAACATTGGCGATTAGTGAAGCGACTACACATGATATTCGAATCATGTATACAAATAGTTATGTAAGACTAGGACAATATGAGAGTAAAGAAAAATCACTTAAAGTATTAGATCTAATTGGTCACGCTTATAATAATTTTGAAATAGGATTTGATTGTAGTGTATTTCAAATGCCAGAAGATGAAGAAGTAGATAATAAATATAAAGAATATGAAAAATATTTGGAGGACATAAATGAAAAATAGAGAAAAATTTGCTAAAGAAATTTTGGATATTGCTTGTAGTGGTAGGAGTATAGCAGTAACAAAAGAAAATAAAATCGTTTATTGTAGTGATATACCATGTGAATCATGCATGTTTAATAGTTGTGGTAAACATATTGGACGTGCACAGGTATGCCTCGATCGATTACGTGAATGGTCTGAATCAGAATACGTAGAAAAGTCTACAATTACATCAAGAGAAAAGAACTTCCTTGATGCCCTTCTATCTGATTGTAAATATATTACAAGAGATTCCAATAATGATCTTTATATTTACTATAATAAACCAAGACGTAATTCTATGAATGAATGTTGGACAACTGATGATAGTAATTATTTTTATGTATCAAGAAATATGTATGGTAATATGTTTAACCTCATTAAATGGGAAGACGAAAAACCTTGGAGCATTGAAGACTTGAAGAAATTAGAGGTGAAAGATGAATAAAAATGATTGGATTCCAGTGAAAGAGAGATTGCCAGATACTGAATTATCAAATGAAACATCACTTAGAAAAGAATATAAATCTCAAAATGTTCTTATTCAAACAAAACGAGATGAAATATTTTCAGCTTATTATATAAGAACAACATATAAGAATAATAAATATAAAGAAGAGATAGAATGGTATGCACATGGTACAGGTGGAAGAAGAATGAGTGTGATGAGTAAAGTTGTCGCATGGATGCCATTACCAGAGTTATATACAGGTGAGTGATTATGTGCGATGATTATGATTATGAAGAAGATCCATACGACTATTGTTATGAATGTAGTGGTTATGGTGACGATTATTATATGAATGAAGATGGAGAATTAGTTTGTAGATGTCCTGAATGTCTTATGAATCCTAATTATGATTATTGGGAGGAATAATACATATCGAGTAAATTTCTATGGGTGATCACCCAATTATTTCCAAGAACAAAGAAATATTATAATTGAGGTAATAAATGGCAAGAAAACTAAAATCACAATATAATCGTTATGAATTAGAGAAATATGATTATGGAATATGTTATATTTCCAATAAGGAAGTGCTATTTGATTTAGAAGATTACGAAAGAATTAAGAGCTATAGTTGGAAATGTGTTCATTCTCAAAAGGGTTATCAAACAATAGTTTCTTATACAAAAGAAAATATTGTTGTTATGTCAAGAGTAATTATGAATTGTTATGATAAAAAATTACAAGTTGATCATATAAATCATAATACTTTTGATAACCGTAAAAGTAATCTAAGAATTGTTACAGTTTCTCAAAATAATATGAACAAAGGTCTTAGAAGAGATAATACAACAGGATATACCGGAGTTGTTTGGTCTAATGCTTCTGGAAAATATTTAGCAAATATAAAAATAAATCAGAAGCGTATACATCTAGGTACCTTTTCAAAAATAGAAGATGCTGTAAAAGCGAGAAGAGAAGCAGAAGAGAAATATTTTGGTGAATATAGATTTAATGAATCACTTACAAATAAGAAGTAAAACATTTCCTGGTATTGCAAAAGCAATGGCAGAACAATGGACTAAATAATAAAAAACAAAGAACAAAGGAGAAAAACACTATGGGAATTACAAGTAAACAGACAGGAAAATTCAGAGGGATGATGAGAAAAATTGAGAATGAGCAGCTTAAAATTAAAGCTGATTCCGTGAAACGTAAGAAGAAAGATAGTAATAAAAATGCCTGATATTACTATGTGCCGTAGTAGTGACTGTCCAAAACGTAGTCATTGCTACAGGGCACAAGCTAAACCAGACAAATTGCAGAGTTATTCAGACTTTTCTGCTGAATGCTTTCAATACAATTTCTTGCAATATTGGAGCATAAACAGGGAATCCGATGATATGAAAGGGAATAATAATGAATGACATTAGGTATTGTATAATGGGTGCGTTGATTATTCTAAATATGATTGCGGCAAAATGATACGCTAATCGAAATAAATTAGAAAATGTCATTATTTCATGTACAACTTCAATAATTATAACAATATTAATGTGTTGCTTGGCAATGGAAGGTGGATTTTAAATGAAAAGGTTAATTAATTATATACGAAGTTGTTTTTGTAAACATGACTGGGAATTAATTTTTGATACTTATGCATATGGAGAACATTTAGATGGAACACCTTACAAATATCCATTATATCGTATGAAAACTTATCGTTGTAAAAAATGTGGAATAGAGAAGAAATATAAAAGCCGATAACAGTTGAAAGAAATCTTTCATAGGAGGTGTGAAAATGGGATGTCATACATGGTTTAGTAGACCAATTACTGATGAAGAATTTAAGAAAATGAAAGAATATGCACCAAGAGAAATATATCATCTTACAGGTAATTCACAAGAGAATATTGAAAATGGATTATACGATAAGAATTTATATAATCTCCTTATGAAATCATACAATGAAGATATTCCATGTGTATATGGGAAGTATTGGTGGCAACTTGGATATGGCTCAGGTATGGATAGAACATATAAGGAAATTGAAAAATGCTCAAAATTATATACTAATGTCATTGAATACCATGATACATTTAGGATTTCTAATTATCCACGAAAAATTATTAGAAGTCGTAGAGATTTGAGAAGATTTTTACGAAAAAGATATTTTAAATTGACGGATAAACAATTAGAACGAGTATCACAATTTTTCAGAGAATATCCAGGTGGAGTAATTACATTTGGTTGAAAGGATGTATCATGATAACCAGTGGAATTTTAGAAGAAGTAACTTTGTATAAGATGTTAATGCTGCCAAACGAGAACGACTTAGAAGATACTTTAGTCGAAGAATTTGGATGGGTAAAAGATGAATTTTGTGTATGGATTAGACATTCTGCGCTTGATGAATTTATTCAATATTTTATTCGAGAATTTGGGTATTGTGGACTTGATAGTGGTGGTGTGGATGTTAGGTTGCAATATGAATATATTGTTATTAATTTGTGCGAATTGTTTGGAGATAATGTTGACATTGAATTGGTGTTTCCTAAAGAAAAATATGCACATTAAGGGGGAATAAGATTATGAATACATGTCCGATATGTTATAAAATTTTAAAACAAAATATGGGATATTTTTGTGGATCACCAGTAGTTTATTTTACATGTACATGCGGATACGATTCACGAAATGTCAAGATAAGATTTACAAACAGAACGGAATCAGATAGGAGCAAAACATATGAATGACGTAGTGATGTGTGTGATGTGGATTGTAAGTGCGATTGTTGCAATTACAGGAATAGTAATCACAAAAGATTTAGAATCAGCGATATGGATTATGATGATTCCTTTAGCAACATCAATCTTGACTTAATGAAAAATTTATTTCAAGGAGATAGATAAATGTTTGATCCTTATGAGTGGAAAAGTAAGGTATATTTACATCCACTAAATAAAATGAATGATTTGTATTATAAAGTTTGCTGTTATTGGAATGCTGAAACTGAAATGTATGATTCTATTTTAGCAGATGGTTATAGTTATTTATACGATGAAGCATATATTTTAAATCCTAAACTTCGTGGCTATTCTGCCAAATATTCCCGTCAAATATTCCTGTTTTGTCAACACGTACTCATTTGTGAATGTGATAAACCGTTTGATGAAAAGTTATGGAAGCATATAAATAACAATGGATATTCTTCTCGTCAGTGGATGAAAGAATATGAAAGATTAAAGTCTAATGGAGAATTAGATTTTATAGAAAAATATAAACAATAATAAATAATTAAAAGGAGATTGAATACATATGAGATTATTCAATAATTGGATTAACGGAGATTGCTTAAAGGAACTGAAAAGGATGGAAGCTGAAAGTGTAGACTTAGTGATTACCTCACCACCTTACCATAATCTTCGAGTATACAGCAATGATCCTAGCGATTTAAGCAACTGTGAGAGTTATGAAGAATATTATTATCTGTTAGGACTTGTAATTGCAGAATGTGAAAGAGTTTTGAAACCAGGTGGTAAATTTGTAATGCAGTTTGAAGATTATAATTATACCATTGGTAGAGATAATAAGATGGGACAGGAAAGTTTAACAGGAGATATTAATAAAATTTTCTTAGACAATGGATTTTCACTTTGGACTAAAGCATTTTGGCGTAAATATTCTGCTCAGAGAGCAATGTTAGCGCAAGGAAATCTGTATTATAGAAATATGAAAGCACGTGATGCAATTCTTGCTGCAAATGTAGGTTTTGTATATGTGTATAAAAAAGCAGGTGATTGTGAATTAATCAAGGCTTCTGATATTACACTTGCAGAATGGGCTGATTGGGCGGATGGTGTATGGAATATCAGTAACTCAGGTATCGGACATACAACACCTTTTGCGGAAGAATTAGTAAAAAGATGTATTAAATTATGGAGTTGTCCTGGTGATACTGTACTTGATCCATTTGCAGGTGCAGGAACGGTTAATAAAGTTGCTATCGAAAATAGTAGAAACGCTATTGGTATTGAATTAAATAAAAAATTTAATGATTTAGCTAACGAAATGCGTTTCAGCTTATGGGATGATTCAATGTTTAATTCAGATGATTCTGTAGAAGCAATGAAAGAACGTTTTGAAAAAGAACTTCTAGCAGGTAAAGAACAAAGTGCTAATGCTAAAGCAGAAAAGGAAGAAAAGAAAGTTCTTACACAGAAGAAAAAAGATATTCGTGCAGAAATTAAAGAACTTGAAGCACAGTTAAATGCACTTGGCATGAAGAAGTCCGAAATTAAGAAACTTAAAGATGGAGTAAAAGAGGAAGTTACTGAATGATTTCACTAGAAATTCCAGTAGAGAAAATCCCTTATGTTAGAACTATTGAGGGACGAAAGTTTAAAGCAGGTAAATGGGAATTTCCAGATTCCGCATTACCCAAACTACAACAATATGGTTTAGTTTCTTCTGATATTAAGGTTAAAGAAAAGGAGATAGTTCAATATGAGCTATCTCCATACCTAAGAAAATATCAGAAAGAGATTGTAAATACCGCATTAAACGCTGGCTGTTATGGTATTTTTGCAGATACAGGAACAGGAAAGACTGCTATTTCACTAGAAATTGCAAAACATTATGGTAAAACATTGGTGCTATGTCCGTTATCTGTTATAGAAACTGTGTGGATGGACGATTGTAAACAGTTCTATCCAGATTTAAAAATAATTAATTGTCATGGAAATACAAGAAAAGAAAGACTTGAAGCATTAAAAACGGATTCAGATATTTATGTTATGAATTATGATAGCTTTAAGATTTTGAAAAAAGAAGTATTGTCTATGGATTTCCAGTGCGTGATTGTTGATGAAAGTCAAGTAATGAAGAATATGACTTCTCAAATCACAAACTATCTATTACAGTTAATTACTGTAATTCCACATCGTTTTGTTCTTAGTGGTACTCCCACACCTAATTCAAATCTTGAAATATTTCCACAAATGAAATTTGTTGACGCAGAAGTATTTGGTAATAATTATTTTGGATTCCAGGCAAGGTATTTCTCACAGGATTTGTCTGATCCGCATTATTGGTATCAAACAGATGAGAATAAGCAAGCATATTATAATCGTTTGAGAGATAAATCAGTATTTTTAAAGAAAGAAGATTGCGTTGATTTACCACCAAAAGTATTTGAAGTTAAACGGTTTTCATTAGGAAAAGAACAGAATAAGTATTATCAAGATATGATACAGAATATCAAAGATAATATTAATGAATGGTCGAAGTTTGAATTTACAGCAAAATTAATGAAACTTAGAGAAATAGTAAGTGGATTCGTCATCAATAAAGATGGAACTATTACTGATTTTGATACAAGCAAAAACAAAGTATTAGAAGATTGTTTTGAAGAAGTTGGAGATAAACCTGTAATCATCTGGTGTCAATTTCAACATGAGATTGAACAGTTAGCGGAGAAATATAATGGTGTGGGACTAACTTCTAAAACAAAGAATCGTGATGATGTTATCAGAGATTTTAAGAATAATAGAATTAAAAGGTTATTTACACATCCGAAGCTATTAGGACTTGGACTTACATTTGTAAATTGTACATATAACATCTATTACTCTATGAGTTTTAGTTATGAAGAATTTAAGCAAAGTCAAGATCGTATTCATAGAATTGGTCAAGAGAATAAATGTACATATATTATTTTACAAGGTAAAGATACTATTGACGAGAAAATATATAACTGTTTGCAGCGAAAAGGAAATGCGGTAGATGAATTATATATGGAAATGGGATTAAAGAATGGAGAATAGATGCAATATCAAGGTGGTAAAAGTAGGATTGCAAAACAAATTTCGGAGGTAATTAATGAGATACCAAGGTGGCAAATCGAGAATTTCCAAACAGATAGCAGAAGTGATAAAGAACAATACGTTCTTGAGAGAGAAATTTAACTTTTGTTAGTTTATTTTGTGGAAGTTGTTCTGTAGAAAGTAAATTGATATTTTTTACAAAGAAAATACTTAACGATAAACATGAATATTTGATTGAGCTTCTTAATGGTGTAAAAAATGGATATGAACTTCCTGATTATATATCAGAAGAACAGTATAAATATATTAGAGAACACAAAGATAAAGATAAAATTCTAACGGGATTTGTTGGATTTGGATGTTCTTTTGGTGGTAAATGGTTTGGTGGATATGCAAGAAATAAAACTGGAACAAATTATGCTGCACAAAGTAAAAAATCTTTGTTAAAAGATATGGATACTTTGCGAGATGCAGAGTTTATTTGTATGGATTATAGAGATGTCCCGCTTCCAGATGATTGTGTTATTTATGCTGACCCACCGTATGATAACACGACAGGTTATGGAAAAGAGAAATTTAATTCTGAGGAATTCTGGGCTTATGCTAGAAAAGTTAGTCAAAATCATATCATGTTTATTTCTGAACAAACAGCTCCTGAAGATTTTATTTCAATATGGGAAAAGCCATTTACAAGAACATTAGATGTCAATAAAAATAATCAGTTCAAAGTAACTGAAAAGTTATTTGTACATAAAAATAATTTAAAATATATTGAGGATGTAGTCGCATAAGCGGTTATATTCCTTAAATGAAACACGAGTTTCACAGGAGGAATAATTTATGAGCTATATCATTAAATCGCCAGACGACTTGAAAGATCCATTCTTATGTTATTGCATTTTCCAAGGTTTTATGGAAGTAGCAGAAGAAGATTACATTGATTATAATGAGTTAATTGTTAAACCAATACCATTTGTATTTTGGTTAAAAGGACGTAAGGAAATTACAAATGGACAGTTAGAGAAACTTTTGAAAACAAAGTATTTAGCAGAAGTATTACAAAACGAAATGTTATTTCCAAATACATATGGAGAATCTGCAATTTCACAAAGTAAAGCTTATGCACTATTAGCTGAATATATATGCCAAATTTCAGAGTTTAGACAAAGAGTTTGGGATAGTGTGAATGATAAAGCAGACGGTTTTGAAGATGATCAGTTTTATACAGACGAAAATGGAATTAGTCTTGCTTGTATTGTTGATGATGAAGATATGGTTGAAACAAAACAATATAATTTGAACGATTTAAAAAATATGACACCATATGAGTTCAATAGATTATCTCACAAAGAACAATTTAATGTAGTAAAGAAATTATCAATTGAAGAAGCCGATATGTATTTATGATACATATTAGATAAAATACGGTTTTCATGGTTAATCAAATAGTATATATAGTAGTTTGTAAAATAATAAATACTATATATGGTATATGTAAAGAGGTACAAATTATGATTTTAAAAAGGAAATACGAAGATGGATTTGGTATGGACGAATACTTTTGTGAATTAACAGAAGAATTAGATAATTTAGCTGGATTGAATAAAAAACAATCATATGGTTATGGACGTAGACATTATATTCTTGCAACTAATAGTTATAAAAAAGATCATCTTTATGCTATTCGCATTCCAGGAGGAACTGTTGGAGATATCGAAACAGATGAAAATGATATTATTCTTAATTTAACAATAGATCTCAACTATGTAGTTAAAACATATCCAAACAATGTAAATGAGATAATTAAGAAATACATTGGTAAGAAGATTGAATTTGAGAGGTGAAGTAATCATGTGGTTTTTGTGTCAAGAGCCGTGCAAAACATTAGACGAAGCACGGAAAAGAGCAATGGAAATTGGACGAGAGAATTTCGATTCAATCCATAAAGAGTGTTACGGTTTATTTTTTAAAAGAACTATATATGTGGTTCTCTGGTGGAAATGGATTGAGAAAGGAGAGGTGAAATAGATGAAGAGATTAACGCAAAGAGAAAACGATAAACTTATAATGGTAAAACAGGATAATGGAGAGTATATACCTGTTTATTGGGATGAAGATAATTTTAAAGCAATTGAAAAACTTGCTGATTATGAAGACTTAGAAGAACAGGGCTTGCTTGTGAGGCTGCCATGTAAAGTTGGAGATGATGTGTATATCATTCCAAGTCCATCTGTTTACTGTTTAAATATTATCAATGGTTATGAGAAACACAATAAAATACACCATCAGCATGTTGGGACTATTGTGATTACTGCTGGACATTGGTACGCGACAAGTCGTGAAGAATATGGCGTTTACAATGAAAAAGTACTTAATGATATTGCTTATGGAATAACTTGGTTCACAGATTATGAAGAAGCTGAGAAGAAGTTGGAGGAGATGAAAAAATGACAATCGGCAATAGAATCACAAAATTACGTCTCAAGAACTGTATGAGTCTTAGAGATTTTGGAAATGTCCTAGGCGTAGCAGATACCACAGTCTTGAGATGGGAGAATAATGATGCAAGAATAGCCTTCGAGGACGCAATCAAAATGTGTGAACGATTCAGAGTATCGTTGAATTGGTTGGCAGGATTGGAGGAGATGAAGAAGAATGATTGAAGCGATAAAAGAAATTTTTATGATGTTGGGAATGTGCGTAGTTGCTTTTGTTATTTACGGATTATTCTACTCAATAATTCGTAAATTCAACAAGTGGAGAAAAGACGGTTGTAAAATCAAATGTCTATGCAAGCCACATAAATATGAATTATTTTGGTATTGGAAGGATACTGAAGAAGCTGTTCTAGTATGTAGGAAATGTGGTAAAAGAAAGCAAATATTTATTGATTATGATTCCATTAAGGAGAAAGGATCTATTATGAAACCAGAAGAAGCAATAAAAAAATTAAGATACCCAGAACTTCCAGACGGATTGGCTATGGTTGGTTTAGAAGCTAGACAAGAAGCCATTAAAGCATTAGAGAAACAGATTCCGAAGAATCCAAACAATATAAAATCTATTCTCGATTTTTCTGGAAACTATTATACTTCAAGAGGGAATTGTCCTTGTTGCGGAGAAGGACTTAATAGATCTTTTATTTATTGTGATAAATGCGGACAGAAACTTGATTGGGAGTAATTCTAAATGTGTAAAACAAGTACAAACATTAAACATAATCCAAAAACAAAAGTAACCGATATAGAACAAATTTTCGAGATCATAGATGATAAACCATACTATTCATTAAAATATAAGAAAGTTGGAGAAGATTATTACCATATAGGATATAGTTCATATGATTTCCATAATGTTCTTCAATGGGAGCGAGAATGCTTTGAGTTGGCTAATTGTATTCAGTGTAAGTATGGACAGAAAGATGTTGTGGGAAGAAAGTGTCAAGCATGTATAGATAAAAATATGTTTGAGAAAATCTGAAACGGCAGTTTCATTTATGAAAAGGGGATAAATTATGGATGATTTGAATAAAAATTTGGAGTCTGAATTAACTCCTCAACAGTATTTTAATAAAATAAAAGAAAGAAAACATAATATTACGGATGATGAGTTGGTTAAAGTTTACGATAACTGCTTGGAATTGATAAATAAATATAAAATAACAGGGCAGAAAAAGGGTATGAAGAAGCTCATGTTTCATCTTGAGTGTATAGAAAAGGAACGTGAGATTGTAAAAATGGGTATTAATACTTTTATTTATCGAGATGATATTGAGGAATATATTGATTCTGTTGCAAAAGATACGGTAAAAATTATTGAATTGGAGAATTATGAAAGAGAAATTCCTGATGATATTGTAAGTATTATCGAAAAAGTTAAAGATAAATTTGATCAATTATATGTTGTATTTACTGATTATACAGGAAAAGTCGAAAGGCAAATTGAAAAAGAACGTAGAGAAAAAGATCCGATTTTATTTGGCACATTTCAAAATCAATCGAATAGAACAGTAATTGATAGATTTTATTATATTGGAGATTGGGAAGATGAATATTGTGATTTAACTCTTGATAAAATGGTGAACGAAACTGAAAAAGTAGGTATGAGAAATATTACAAAAACAATTTCTACACCAAAAGATATTGTAGAACTTAAAGAACAACTAGATTCTCTTGAGAATAAAAATAACACTTACATTGTTACTAATGAAGTAAAAAAGAAAAATGTGTTTACCAATATTAAATCATTTTTAACACGGAGCAAATAACAATGAAACCAAATATTGATTTAACCGAAAATCAAATATTTAGCAGAATTAATTTTGATTCCATCGTAAATACAATTAGTATTAAATATTTTCGTATTCCGTGGAATATCGGATCGGATTATTCTGGTGATGAATATGATTTATCTCATCAAAATAAATCACTTATAGCTCTTGGTGACAGAAAACAAAGAAAAGAAGTAAAGCTTTATAGAAAAATGGACAGTGGGAATTATTGCGAGTGTTGTGGTAAAAGAATAAATTTAACACCTTGGAATAAAGAAATGGGACTTTGTAAGAAATGTGATAAATCAATGGAATATGATTTTAATGATAAATGTCCTTGGCGAGCAAAGAACAACATAATAATAAGCTGAATTGTAGCTTTCATGGAAAGAATGGGAGAAGATATGTATACAGAAACTAATAGAGGATTTACGATAATTACAAATTTTGGATGTGATTGTCATTGTAAATATTGCATTACAAAATATCATCCAATTTTGCAAAATGCAATTACAGATAAGAATAAAATTGACTGGGAATATTTGGAAAAGTGTATTTCTGGATCAAATGCTCCCACGGTTAATTTATCTGGTGGTGGAGATCCATTTTATAATTGGAAAGATAATCTTGATTTTTATGATAAGGTGTATGAACTTGCAAAAAAATATAATAAGAAACTAGACATACATACAAGAATTTTACCAGATGATATGGATTTAATTAAGAAATTTAGGAAAATTGCATTGAGCATTGAATCAAACGATGATCATGCTATAGATAACCTGAAAGTGAGATTACCTGAAATAGAAAAGACTACAAAAGTACGAGTTATTAATGTTCTCAATGATAGAATGACTAAAGAAGATTGTTTGCAATACATAAATAAAATGCGTAGTATTGGAGTTAAACAAATTACATTTAGACAAATGTTTGGGAACAAAAAAGCATATCAAAATTTCTTAAAAATCAAAGATTCTATTGATATTTCAGGTGTTATGTTTTTACCAGATGGAGAATATCATCATTATTATTTCACGACAAACAACAAACTTTATCCATATTTCTTTGGATATACAGAAAATGATAGAAAAATGTGGATGAAGAAGTATGAAGAAATTGAGCAATATTGTGGGTAAAGGAGAATAATTAAATGAAGCATTTTGAATTAGTGAAAGAGTATACCTATCCAAGTGGAAGGGTTTATGTACTTTATAATAAAGAAAAGAATTTTTATATTGAAACAACATCTATGCAAGATGTGAACACAAAAGGTAAATCACAGGAAATTATTATGACTGATGATGTAGAACTAATTAAGAATAATCTAGTTCCATTTGAAGAGAAATGGCTTACTGCGATCAGTACGCAGTATGGATGTCCACAACATTGTCAGTTTTGCTTAGTTCCAGAATTAGGGTTTCACGGAAATCTTTCTACAGAAGAAATGTGGGAACAACTTGAATTTGTATTTAATCAACATCCACAAGTCATTAAAAGTGACAAAATCAAAGTTGGATTTGCACGTATGGGAGAGCCACAATATAACTGGAAGAATATTCTACAAGTTATGAGAGATATGAAAACATATAAAGAAGAATTTAGATTTTTACCTTGCTACAACACAATTCTTCCAAAAGTTAAAGTGTATGGGAAATCACCCGTAGATGTATTAAAAGACGAAGTAATGTCTGTAAAAGAATATTTAGACGGATTTATGCATATTCAAATTTCTACAAATAGCACAAATGAAGATGAGAGAAAGTATTTATTTGGTGGAGCAGATGTGGTCACAATTGAAGAAATGAAGAAAGAATTTAATAACATGCCAAACAATAATAGACTTATTACTCTTAATTTTATTTGTGGAGCAGGTTGGGAACTTAATCCAGATAAATTATATGGTCTTGATCCAAATGTATTCTGTGTAAAAATTACTCCACTTAATACAACAACTGCTACAAAAGAACATGGTCTTGAAGATGCGATTCAGTGGAATTGGGAAAATATGAACAAAATTAAAGAAAAAGTAGAAAGATGTGGACTTAAAGTAATTGTTGATGTAGCTGCAAAAGCGGAATTACCATTATGTTGTGGTAATTTGGTACAGGATTATAAGAAAAATAGAAGATAAAATGTTGTTTTCAAAGGAGGTTAAGATGAAAAGACAGATAAGAAAATCAGTTTTTGAGACAAATTCATCAAGTACACACGCTATTTGCATTACTACAAAGAAAGATAATTATAAACTTCCAGATCATATTGATTTTGAATTTGGTGAGTTTGGATGGGAATGTGAAGAATATGAGGATACATATAACAAAGCTTCATATTTAATTACTGCAATTTTCAGTTTTAGTAAAAGTGAAGCAGATAAAAAGATTGCACAATTAAAAAATGTTTTAGACTCTTATAATATTACATATTCAATTCCAGAACCAAAAGTTGAATCAGATACATGGAGAGGGAGAGAATATTTCTATTATGATCTTGGTTATAATTACATTGACCACGTAGTAGAAACGAAAGATTTTGTAGATGCGGTTTTATCAGATTCGGAAAAACTATTTAGATATTTATTCGGAGATTCTTTTATTATTACTGGTAATGATAATGACGATGATTACAGGGATAGGATGTGTATCTATGAAGGTGAAGAAGAAACCGACTATGGAAGTTATCCGATTTATGGAAACTTAAAACCTGAATTTAATGATTATGAAATTTATGAGAAAGGAAATTAAATTATGAAAAGACAAATTAGACGAGGTGTATTTGAAACAAATTCATCAAGTGTACATAGCTTAACAATGTGTACACAATCAGATTATGATAGATGGAAAAATGGAGAGCTTATTTATGATTATTGGGAAGATAAATTAATTCCACTAGATGATACAGATCACCATGATGATAACAGATATTATACATATGATCGTTTTAATGAGTATGGAGCACTTGATTATGAAACTTTTGAAGATACATTTACGACAAAAAATGGTGATACAGTAGTTGCATTTGGATATTACGGTCACGATTGATTAGGAGGGTTAAGAATGGGATTATTAGGAAGATATAAAAACGGTAACTTTGTGACAACTATTTTAAGTGACGGAACAAAAATTAGAGAAACAAAAGATGATGAATTTATTCCTACATTTGCTGAAAATATGGATATTAAGTTGACTAACAAGTGTGATGGTGGATGTGCCTGGTGTCATGAGGGAAGTTCTATAAACGGTAAACATGGTGATATTTTAAATGAAAAATTTATTGATACTTTACATCCATATCAAGAAGTTGCGATTGGAGGTGGAGATGCAACCAGTCATCCTGATTTAATCCCGTTCTTACAAAAGCTAAAAGAGAAAAAAGTTATTGCAAATATAACTGTTAATCAGATCCATTTTGAAAAGAAGCATGAATTAATCAAAAAGTTAGTTGACGAGAAATTAATTTATGGTCTTGGCGTTTCGCTAGTAAATCCCACAAAACATTTTATTGAACTTATAAAACAATATCCAAACGCAGTTATTCATGTAATTAATGGTGTATTAAAACCATTGGATGTAAAAGCATTAGAGAATAATAATTTAAAGATGTTAATTCTTGGATATAAACATTTACGTAGAGGCAATGAGTATTTTGAAGAAGAACAGAATGATATTGAGACTAAGCAGCAATGGTTATATGAAAATCTCGAAGATATTATTCAGAAATTTCAAGTTGTAAGTTTTGATAATCTTGCGATTGAGCAATTAGATGTAAAAAGATTATTAACTCAGGAAGAATGGGATGAGTTTTATATGGGCGATGACGGAAAAGTTACATATTATGTCGATATGGTAGAGCGTAAATTTGCTCAGAGTTCAACCGCTCCATTTGATAAAAGATACGATTTACTTGACTCAGTAGATGATATGTTTAAGGTTATTACACGATAAAATGCGTCTTTCATGAGGTGAGAAATATGTTTGAATTAGAATTATTTGATAAAATTCCAATGTCTGTTTATAAATTAATTTATGAACAAACTTTTGAACCACAAAGAATGCGAGATGAAGATGAATTATATTTCACACATGGAATATCTGATCCAAATAGTTGCGATTATCATATGATGGATTTTGAAACAACTGAAATTTTAGGTGCATTTATGGATTTACGTCCAGTATCTCCAAATCAATTAAAGAGGATATTAATTTTAGGATATTTATTTAATGTTGTATTTGGCAGATATTATACGGATAAAGATGAGGAGCATTAGAATATGAGTGAGTATGTAAATTATAGAGGTAAACTAAAATTAATTCACAAAAAAGAAAATGAAACATATGGTGATTTTTGTAAAAGAGTTGCATTAACTTGTCCTGGTTGTGATGAGAATTTGCCGAGTTATTATGACACATGGGAAGAATATCTTATATATGAATTTTATGATTATTATGTCGTTGTTGGTGAAAATGTGTATAAGATCATGTCAAAACAACAAATTGATTATAATGAGTCCTCTTTTGATCTGACAAAGTTACAGGATGAAGAATATAAATACAATGTTAGATATTACAACGGCGGATGTTGTTTTAGTGAAGCCATTCAATATGCGTTTAAAGAAAATGAGGAATAATAAATGGATAGATTTACAGTGATTGTTGAATTGTTATTTATGGTGTTACTTAGTGGATGTATGTTAATTGGGAGAAATAAAGGATGAGACTAATTGATGCTGATAAGTTAATTAATTCTCTTGGAAGTTCAGATGTAGATTTGTACATATCTGGATTGATTGATGAACAGCCGACATCTTTTGATGTGAACAAGGTTGTTGAGCAGTTGGAAGAAGTTGAAAAAATAATGACATCACCAGTGACCGAAGATTGTTTTGGAGAAGAGTGTAGAGCATCGGACTGCACGGTATGTCTTATTAGTAAAGCAATCGAAATCGTGAAAGGTGGTGGAATTGAATGAGTAAAGGAAAAGACATTTCAACCATGTTTACAAGGGAAGAAAACAAAAAGAATGGAATAGTTGGATATTATCAGGCTGATCGTAGAAAAATTGATGTTATCAATCCGGCACAGTACGGAGCATTCTTGCAGAAAAGAGGTAAGAGAAAATGAGCAAATCAGTATTAGTGATTGATACACCAGAGAATTGCTATGATTGCCTATTTGGAACTACATACTGCGGCAAACTTGAATATGCGGGTTATTGTGAATTAGCTTACCGTTTAAATTATGATGTAATTCTGATGACAGAAAAACATTATGGTCGTGAAAGCAAATCAAGACCTAATTGGTGTCCACTTATGGATTTGCCAGAAAAAGACAATGGAGACTATCCGGCCAATACATTTGATGCAGGATTTGCAGAAGGTTGGAATCAGTGTATTGATGAGATTACAGGAGAGCCATGAAAAGCTGAGTTGTGAACACATGACTTCGTATAGGAGGTAAAATATGAGTTTTACTATAACATTCCCAGTAGATATTGGAACATTTGTAATTACAGATACAAGTGTTGATTTAAATAATCCGAATAATTTAAAAGGAAACTTAGGAAGTATATCATGTTATCAATGTGTTGATGACAAAGAAGATGATTTTATTGTTATAGTATCTGGATATAAAGATTCTTGGTGTGGTGAATATTTGCTTAGTAAATTAAAAATTGCTACAGACAAACAAGTTAAAGAATACGAAATGGTAATGGGGATAAAGCAAATGGATATTGATGAGATTACAGGAGGAGGGGATTAATTGGAAAAATCAATAATTATAATTGATATGCCTGATAACTGCACAAAATGTACATTTATACATAGAGATTATTGTTCAAGTGTTGAGTCATATTTTTGTGGAGTAAATCATAAACGATTATCTTTTTCTCATGTTAGTTGTAGACCTATAGAATGTCCGTTAAGAGAATTACCTAGTAAGAAAAATTGGGGAGAAATATTTAATGGAAATGTTAAAGGTTGGAATGATTGTTTGAGAGAAATTACAGGTAGTCAAAAAATTAACAGTTGAAAGTAAACTTTCATTCATAAAAAAGAGGTAAAATTTTATGACAATAGAAAAGATTAAAGAGAAATTAAGAGGTGAAGAATACGATTTCTTACGAAAAGATAAAAATTTAGGTAACAATATTATTATTCTTACGCTTGGTGGAAGTCACGCATATGGCACAAATACTGAAACAAGTGATCTTGATATTAGAGGAGGTGCGTTAAATAGTAAAATGCAAATTCTTACGAATGAAAATTTTGAGCAATTTGTAAATGAAAAAACAGATACAACCATTTATGCGTTTAATAAATTGATTTCACTGTTATGCAATTGTAATCCTAACACAATTGAAATGCTCGGTAATAAACCAGAACATTATTTCTATGTATCGCCAATTGGTAGAGAATTTATTAATAATAAAGGTTTATTTCTATCGAAGAAAGCAATTTATTCTTTTGGTGGGTATGCTAATCAGCAGCTCCGTAGGTTGGAGAATAAGTCAAATAGATTAGTTGGACAGGCTAAAAACGAAGAACATATCTTTAAGACAATTGATCATGCAATGTTTGACTTTAAACAAAGACATTTTACAATGCCAGACGATGCGATTAAATTATATATTGATAAAGCAGTTCAAGAGGGATATGATACGGAAATTTTTATGGATGTGAATTTAACACATTATCCTCTAAGAGATTATTCTGGTATGATTTCTGAAATGCAATCTATTGTAAAAGCATATGGCAAGATTGGTAAACGAAATCAAAAAGCGATTGAAGCAAACAAATTAGGTAAGCATATGATGCATTTGATTAGATTATATATGATGTGCCTTGATATTCTTGAAAAGGGAGAAATTAATACCTATAGAGATAAAGAGCATGATTTACTCATGGATATTCGTAATGGTAAATATTTAGATGAAAATAGGCAACCTGTTTCAGAATTTTATGAAATGGTAGATGAATATGAAAAGAGATTAGATTACGCAAAAGAAAATACTGATTTGCCAGATAGTCCAGATTATAAAAAGATTAATGAGTTTGTAGCTTCTGTAAACGAAAGAGTAGTAAAAGGTGAGATCTAAGAGCGTTTCTGCTCAAAATTCCATAAGAATACAATTGAATAGAGAGGTGATTAGATGCCAACAGGATATATGTCTTACATTAATGATGGAGAAATAACATCTGGTAAAGAGTTTTTGAAACTATGTACAAGAGCATTTGGAATTGCTGTTGACTTAAAAGATGAATCTTTAGATGTTCCAACACCAAATCATTTTGAGCCAGATCCTTATTATGAAAAAGCATACAAAGATTCTTTAAAGTCAAGAGACAAAACATATCATATGACTTTTGAAGAAGCGAAAGAGGATATGATTTCTAAATTTAAGAATAATAAAGCTAGTGCAGAAAGATGTCTTAAAGATTATAAAGATGAAGATAAAAAGTACCTAAAAGTACGAGAAGAAGTTGAAAAGTGGACTCCACCAACACCAGAACACGAAAATTTAAAGAAATTTTGTTTAGAACAAATTGATATGTCATTGAATACATCTTTATATAAATGGTGTGAAGAAGATATAAATAAGGAATT